CCGTCGCGGAGGATGATGGTGTCCGCCGTTGCTTCAGCCCAGCCGAGATAGGCAACGAAGGCGAAGAACAGTACGAAGAACAGTACGGAGAACAGTACGGCGGCGGCGATGGCGAGTGTTTCGGCCTTGCCATAGCGACTCATTCGTTTACCGCCTTCCGCGCCAGTGCGAGTAGTTCCTTGGCTTGTCGGATATAGTCTTCCTGCCATCCGGGGAAGCAGCCTTCGCGATCCCATGCTTCTTCCTCGTCCTTTGCCGCATATTCGTCGTCATACCTTTTGCAGCTGTTCCAGAGGAGCCGTTTCGCCACGGCTTCGATCTCGGCGTCAGCCGGTGGCGCATTGCGGCCGCGCAGGTACGCTTCCTGTAAATCGTCCGTGTCGCAGTAAAACTGTTTCTTGACATGCGTTCCTTCCCAGTGGCGGGTCGGATACGCCTTCTCGGCTTCATCGTCCGCGATGCTCATTCCTACATCTCCTTTTCGTTGTTCCTGTAGTTCTTGCCTTTGCTTCTGTTTATGCCGCCCCATATGCCTTGCAGCGGGTAGCCGTTTATCAGGGCATGTTCCGCCGCGTACCGTGCGCATTCGCATATCGCCGGACATTGGGCGCAGGCCTTGAGCGCCAATCGTTCCTCGCTGGACGTGGTTGGGAAGAACAGGTCAGGGTCCATGTCACGGCACGCGGCCTTGTCACGCCAGCCGCTCAATTCAATTCCTTCTTCGCGTTTTGAGACTACTTACGCTCATGATTCCTCCTTGAGCGTGGCGACATATGCGATGGCCTTGCGTTCACGCTTCGCATACTTCTCGCACTTGCGCTTGAGACGTTTGAGGCTCATGGCGTACAGGAAGTTTCTGAAGTTGCCGTCTTCGCAGATTTTGGCTTGATAACGGCCGCAGGTGCCTTCCGCGCCGATATGCGCAACCAAATGGTCTGTAAGCTGAATCTCGTTCATGCGTTTTCCTTTCGATATGGGTTTAGCGTGTATTCGGGCGATTCCTCGCCGGGCATGGGATTCATGTTCTTGACGGCTTGGATATACCCTTCTTCCCATGCTTTTTCGGCTATCTGCCGGTCATGCTCCTTGAGCCATGCTTGATAGGCGGCTCGGCCTTCCTCGATGGTTGACTGGCCTGTACCGAAGCAACTCAATTCGACGGCGGATTGGACCAAATCGTCATACACTCGTGGTTTCATTCCTCCACCTCGGTTTCCGTGCCGTAATGGTCATAGAGTCGGTCTGCCGCATCCTTGGTCGTGTAGAGGCATTTCGCGGGCGTATGTGCGTAGTCGTAGATGGCGGCTGCGACGACCTCGCGAAACTCCTCACGGGTGAATATCCTCGCCTTATAGCTCATCGTCTGCCTCCGTAAAATCGTTGAACGATGGGCTGGCACAGCTCATATCCCTTCTGGGCCCACATCTCCAGTGTTTTGAAGATCACAAGAATCGACAGTGAGTCGAGCCCGTCGTCAACCAGTTTGGGAATGTTGCTGTACTGTGCGTTCAGTGTCGTATGCCCGCTCCGCCCGCTGGTGAACGTGAATCCCAGCATGTCCACGGGCGTTCCGGTTTCCTCCGGCGTGATGGTCAACCGGACCTTGAACTTCCTGCCCAACGGCATCGCCTTGTCACTCATCGTCCGCCTCCTTGATTGCCTGTTGCAGTGCCTGCATGATTTGTTTCGCCTCGTCCACGCTCAGATAAGCGCTTGCAGATTGGCCAACGGTCTTGTGCTCCGGGCGGGAGTCGTCCCGGTCGAGGTGAAACGTCACCAAGCTGGAAGAGCCACGCCGATGATTGGCGATCTCTACCCGATAAACCATGTATTCGTCATCGTCAATCGGGATAGTGAGCCTCGTGCCGGCATAGTGGATGCTGCCAAAGGTCAAGTCGAACGATTCCGTCTCAATGCTCAAGGTTCATCTCCTTTTGTCCGGGATTGTGCAGATCGAAATGCTTGCAGCCGGTACGGTTCTCTCTGTCAGCCTCGACCACGCGATGCAACGCGAACGAGAGACCCGCCATACGTCCCGTGTCGAAATCGTCGCCCACCCCATACGTGGAGCACTTGACGATCTCATCGTGGATAATCTTCTGCACGTCACTCATCGCCCGCCTCCCTTGCATCGGGGTTTATCGTGTCATCCCTGTAAGGAGTGGCCACGCCGCCGCAGCCGGGACAATAGCCGAAATCCGGTTTGATGAGGTTGCCCTGGATGGTGAACCAGTCACGGCTCATGGACTGTCCGCATCGAGAACAGTCGAAGCCGCTGTCCGGGTCGATGAAACTCGGCCCGTTCACATCCTCCGGGTTCTCGATGGTCGCGTCCGGGCGGAATACGACTCGCTGGTGAATCACGAGCGTGGAGATGTCGGTCAACGGCGCACTCTTCCTGCGGTCCTTGAGCTTCTTGCGATACTCGTAGACCTTTTGGCGCGGCACTCCGGCACGCTCCGCAATCTGCTTCGGTGTCAACTCATCCTCAGAGATAAGCCTCAGAAGCGTGTCCAACGTCTCGGCCGAAAGTCGGTGATACTGCCGTGTCCCGCTCATCGTCCGCCTGCCAGAATCTTGTAGAGCAACGTGAAGCATTTATCACCGTTGCAGACGCGGTTCCATACGACGATGCTGCGTTGCAACTGATATGGAGCTGGCTTCCGAGAACAACCTCCATCGAGGCTGAGCCCGCAGGCAGTGCAGCGGAACATCACGATAAAGAACGTGTATTCAGGCAAAGCCAGTACTTCGTCCCGCTCCCACTTCGCCCTGACCTTGCCCCCACAACGAGGACACGGGCTAATCCTGTGGAATTTCATCAAGTGCCTCCTTCATGAATACGATCCAATGGGTGCCGGTCTGTTTCGGTTGTTTGTTGCCGAACAGAGGATGTTGCGGGGTGCAGGCCAATACTTGGGATACGGGGATCTGCGTCTCGTTCCATTTGAAGATCAGGATGCCGGACGGCTCCAGCGCCCTGAAGCACTCGGCGAACATGCTCGTGAGGTCATCGGGCCAGCCATGCTCGTCCAGAAGCCCGTACTTGCGCACCATGTACGAGGTGCGCCCTCCGTGTCTGATGTGCGGTGGGTCGAGCACCACGAGCCGGAACGAGTCGTCAGGGAATGGCAGATGACGGTAGTCCATCAGCTGATCGGGTTTCACATCGAAGCGGCGTCCGTCGCACAACTCCCATGATTCGTCGCGGCAGTCGCCGAACAGCACGCGCGGGTCATGCTTGTCGAACCAGAACATGCGTCCACCGCACGCGGGATCAAGAATAGTAGCGCTCATTCTTCCGTTGCCTCCTTCGGTTTGGTTTTTGTAGTCTCGGACGATGCACACGCATCAGTTCATCCTTTCGTCCAACCATTTGATGTCCTCCCAGATCGAGGGCATGACCTGATCGAGAGCGCCACTACTGCTCAACGCCCATACAGCGCCGTAGTTGGTGCATTCGCGTACCGCCGTGACATAACCTTTGTCCGGGTAGACGTGGGATTCCGCAATCCAGTGGAACGGGAGCATTCCTTTGCGCAAAATCAAAGTGAAACGACTGTGCTCAACCTTGATGAAGGTTCTCATGTCGCTCATTCTTCCGTTGCCTTTCCTTGTATTGCCTTGAGTGCAAGCCTCATGGCATCGATATAGTCGGCCCGCGACGCCCGATCGGCGGACTCCCACGAGAAAAAGCAGACGGAGTTCAGCGCATCATAGAGCGCTTTCGCTCCGGCTTCGATTTCCTCGTCCGTGGGCGGGCGCGTGGCTCCGGCGATGTACGCCTCCTGCAGGAGCGCGTTGCCCTTGTACACGTGTTCCGCCTTGCTGCTGATGATGCTCATGCTTCCACCACCTTGGCCGGGCGGAATGGCGCGGAATTTAGAACCTGAACGCTATCCGGTGAGAACCACGCGCGGATGAAGTTCCAGTTATCGGCTCCGATGCACGTGCACTGCACGCTGCCGTCGCGCATCGTCCACATGTTATCGTCCTTGTCGAGCCACAGTCCGTCATGGTCGGGCAGCTTCGGCTTCGGACGCAATGCGTAGGCGAACGCGCAGTTGCTGAGCCACATTTCGCCGGCATAGGAAAGATATGCCCTGAAAGTGGCTGCCTTATCGTCTTTGTCCGCGGCGTCAATCAGATACTGATTCCCGTCATCGGCCACGAAGATATCGCCCACTTGCACGTTTTCGATGTTGTCGATGCGCTTATACTTGGGGTCATCCAACAGTTCGATGGATTGGATATCGCCCATTGGCTCAAAATCACAGGAAGAGTCATAGCCACGTGACGTGTACAAAGAACGGTTATCGCCTAAATCAATATCTCCTGTGTCATCTAACACTCCAGTAACAATGGCGCCGTTCTTCCATGTGGCCTTGACGTGCAGTCCGGCCATCTCCTTACCGGTCTTGCCTTCCCAGAATGGTTTCTCACTCATTGGTGTTCTCCTTTGATTTCCGTTTGAATACGTTGATATGATTTGCTGTTCGTGTACCGGGTGAGCGCCTTGTGCAACAAGGGCAGGTCTTCTGGCAGGTACGCGGTTTTCTGACTGGAATCGATTCTCACCGTGTAGGGGAGTGTGCCCGGATGGGTTTTCACCCACTCGTCGTAGACCATGCGTCCGAACGTCTGCGCCTCAGCTGCACGTAGGTTGCGTCCCAGTTGGGTTGACAGCCACGGGCCGGCAAGTATCGCCTCATCCTGACGGCTTAACGGCAGTCGCGGCCCTTTCCTCGCCTGTGTCATAGTCGAATATCTCCGTTCATGAATCTGGACGCCGCCACCGGGTCGAGCCTGCATAACGCGATATGGAAGGACGGGGCACGGCAGAACAGTTTGTAGAGCGCTTCGACTGCTTCGTCTAACTGCATAACGTGAAGCCTCCCATGTTGTCCAAGAGCACAAGGCCCTTGCCGTAAACCATGACTGGCACCTGTTCGGGGTGGTCGTTGAAACCGCTGACCAGCCACCCGTTGTCCATCGCCTCACGCTGATGGGTATGCACCCACAAATGGCAACCCTCGTTCGAACCGCTTCCGCACAGCAGTATGAGATTTGATGGCAGGTGGAGTCCGGGGAACGGGTGGCTTCTCAGATGCCTGTGATGACGGGAGAAACCCGCCCAGTTGTAGGTGGCGCCGCAACGGACGCACCGTTCGCCGTCACGCCGGTCCACAAGACGGCACGTCTCACGTGAAGGGTTAGAGCTCGCCATTGCCGAACTCATCCTGAGAGGCGCCTTGCGGTTGGCTCCAAGGGTCAACGGCTGGCTGCTGATACTGCTGCTGGTTCGACTGTTGAGCCGACTGCTGGAACTGTGGGTTAGGCTGCTGCTGTGGTTGCTGATAGTTCTGCACCCCATAGTTTTCCTGACCGTAATTGTTCGGCTGCTGACCGTAATTCGGCTGGAAACCCTGCTGCTGTTGCTTCGCCTTGGGTAGATTCTTCGAGATGTGCGCGAACCGAACCTCGCGGCTGATCTGGGTCTGACCCTGCTTGTCCTGATAGAGACGAATGCTTAACGCGCCTTCGACGCGAATCGAATCGCCCTTATGCAGTTCACGCATATAGGTTTCCATCTGCCGGGTGTCGAACTCGGTGGCCTGCCACCATTCCGTCTCCCCGTCCTCGTACTGGTTGGTCTGACGGTTCTTCCTGTAAGGGGTGATGGCGAACCGCAGACTCAAGTAGGGCTGCCCCGACTGTGATTGCTTCTGTTCCGGGTCAGCGCCCAGACGGGCGTTATCCAAGATGACTCGTGCCTCTCCGGCCATCAGCTATACCTCCTGTACGAATTGACTTTGTGTTTCTCATTGGCTTTTTTGTTGCAGACCAGCATGTGTGATTGGGCTCCGGCGCAATCAACGGCGCCGCATGTGGGGCATTGGGGGAGCGTGATCTTGTCCCCGTGAGCCCACAGGCATCTGGTGCACTTGCAGCCAGGTTTCGGTGTGAAGCTCACTGGAGGGCAGGCTCCTTCTCCTTGTTGCGGTTGTACGATTCGATGAATGTGGCCGCGTCCGATTCAGACAGTTTCCCGTAGACCACGTTGCGTTGCAGCACGCTGCTGATGAAACCGTTCTCCTGACCATCGGGAATACGCATGATTTGGAGAATCCGGTCAATCGTCTGCTGCTGCTCGTCGGTCATGCCCTTGGTGGAACGCTTCTTGTAGCCGCTGGTCTCACCGTCATCATCCGTGGTCGCCAGTCCGAACGCGCCGCAAGTGCTGTAGCGTCGCGCATACGTCAACGCGGAACCGAGGGCCTGCATGACGCTCATACCACGCGAATCTCCCACCTCTACGGGGATAAGGCAATTACTGGCAATCCACTTGTCCGTGCCCTTCTTCTTGACGGCCGTATCCACATACAGGCGTCCGTCAATCAACTGGGTCGGCCATTGCAGCTCGTAGCCTTGCTCGTCCACATAGTTCACGACCTGAGCCAGGGTCGCATACGTGCCACGCCCGCCCTTAGCGTCCTTCTTGATTACCGCCATGATTCGATTTCCTCCTCTTCCTGAACCAATCTCCAATCGGGGAACGCGATCTCCTGCGGCACCTTCGACAGCCCGTAGCCACGCATCGCCTCCAACGGGTCGGGATACAGGTCACGGAACGACTTGATCTGCTTCAACGCCTTACAGATTTTCGGTTCCGCCAGTTCGGTGATGATGGGCGAATGCTCGTCAAACCGCCACACCCTCCAATCGAACGGCGGATTCTTCTCCTGCACGACGAACTCGAAACCCAACGGCCCCTTATATTCGGGCATCGTCAACCGGTAGAGACGCATGTAGAACGCGGCCTGAATGTGATACCCGTACTGCCAGCAGGAACGCTCGAACTCGTCCGGCGACTTCACCGTGGTCTTGTAATCACGGATACGCAGCACACCATCCGGGTCGGGAGTGGACGGCAACCAGTCCGCCTTGCCCTTAATCAACAACCCGGTATCAGGGTCGGCGGCGATCATCGCCACCTCCGGCTGACCGTCCAGCTTCGTGAAAAAGTCTCCAACCATGTCCCGCATGGCCTGAACCTTCTCCACATCATCGGCGGACAGCCACACGATGTCGTCAGCACCATACTGTTCGACCAGCCTGTCACGAAGAGCCTTGCCCTCCTTGGTACGCAGATTCGGTTTAGCCACAACCTGCGGACCACTGCCCAAAACCATGCTGTGAGCCGCCTTGCCGAACTCCAACGCCGAAGAATACCCATGCTCACCGGTCAGGTAATCCGAATACGCCAACGGGCTTACCAGCATTTTCTTCAACGAAGTCTGGTCCACCGCGTCCAACGCGAAGTAATCGTCATCGGTCATCTGCTCGACGGTCATTGCCCCTCCTTTCTTGCTTTGAGTACTTCCTTGCCTAAAACCTTGATGGTGTCGGCCACCGAGTCGAGAAAATCGTCAACGTCCTCCACGTCGTAGACCTCTCCGTAAAGCAGGGAACGATACGTGCGGAACTTTCTATGCCGGACATCATTCGGGGTCAACATGAGAACCCCTCGACTGCATGGACAGTTGTTCCTCGCGTTCCATCAGGTGACTGTGACGCCAAGTACGCGACTTACCCTGCTTGTGAGAGGCCTCCGCATAATCGGCCACATGGTCACGGCCAACGTCTCCCACGACCTTCGAGGCCTCGTTCCAATCCGAGTACACGCGATCGTTCACGGCCACATACTTGTCAGCGAGATAACGGACGCAATCACCGAGATAACGGATGGCTTTGGCGATGGAGTTGAAATCAGATGCCATCAGTCGGCGTCCTCCGTGTTGAGTAGTCTCATACGGTCGAATGGGGTGAGTTCCATGATTGTTTCCCTCCACTGGGCTTGATTATTTGGTTGTCCTTCTACGCCGGTGCTGACACGTCCGAAACCCTTTTATTGGTTTCCGACGCAAGGACGCGAAGGGGTTAAATTTTTCTGAGCGCCAAGCCGGGAGTCGAACCCGGTGCACCTTGGAGAAGTCCATGACCATTGGAAGGCTTCGTAGGTGCGGCACCATGCGCTTGGCTGCCACCGGACGAGGAAGTAAAGGAATAAAGAACCCCGCCCGGAAGAATCATTTGGGTTGGATGAGGGTGTTGGAGCCCTCGGGTGTGACGATCAGCTGGTCGGCGTTCTTCAAAGCGTCGATGTAATGCTGCCGGAGCACGTTGTCGGTCAGGGAATCGTTCAGCACCTTGTTCGCGTCGGCCTCGCCCTGCGCCTTGATGCGCTTCGTCTCGGCCTCGACCTTCGCGGTCTCCTGCTCGTTCTTCGCCTTCTGCTTGGCGACCTCGGCGGCTTGGGCTTGCGCGTAGCTGTCGGTAATGGACTTCGGGTAGCGGATGTCTTGCACGGACACCTGTTCGACGGTCAGGCCGATGCTCTTCCATTTCGAGGTGAGCGCGTCCTGCACGGCCTTCGTGTACTTGCCACGGTCGGTGAGCATCGTGATCGTGTCGAACTTGCCGGAGGTTTCACGGGCCACGCTGCGCAGGTCGTTGCCGATGTAGTTCTGCGTGAACGTGGTCTGCTTGCCGTATTCCGAGTAGAGCATTTCGGCGGCGGACGGTTCGAGCGAATAGTTGACCTGAATGTCGATGTTCGCGCTGGCACCGCTACGGTCGTTGACCGTGATCTCCTTGCCTTCCGCGCTGCCGCCGTCGTACTTGTAGTCGGTGTCCTTGAAGAAGTTGATGAGGTTGTTGCGCGTATCGTATTTGATGACCGACTGCCACGGCGCCTTCGCATGGAAGCCCGCGTTCTCCGCATGACCGGCGACGGAGCCGCCCATGTTGCGGATGACGGCCACCTCGCCTACGTCCAGCGAGTATAGGCATGCCGGAATCATCAACAGTGCGGCGACGATGATGGGAATGAAGCCGAAACCGGCTCC